GGAATTGGAAATAAGACTGGTGCAGAGGCAGTCGCATCACATGAAATTGGGCATCGTTTGGGTGAGATTGCAGCTCAAAGAGCAGGTATTAGTGAAAAAGATATTGTTGCTAGAGCTGGATCTAAAATTGGTATTAAGACTGAAAATATGGCAGGACATATTAGTAAGTATGCAAGAAGTAATTACAGTGAAACTATTGCAGAGGCTAGTGCTGATGTATATTGTAATGGATCAAAGGCATCTAAAGCTAGTAGAGCAATTATGAGTGAGGTAAAATCAATTCTTAAATAAAGGAGGTAGTAATTATGGCAAGTAAGAAACTAACATCATCTGGAGGATATTTCAACAAGGAAATGTTGGCAATCTTAAATAAGGGTGAGGCTAAAAAGTCCACTGGAGCTAAAAAGTCAACTCCAAAGAAGAATAAGAAGTAAGTGATAAAAACTCACTGTTTTTTCTAAAAATAGTGAGTTTTTTGTTGTTGACAAAGTACACCTAAAGGTGTACTATATAATCACCGATAGGGAAATATGAAAGCGAGGTAGAAAGATATGAAAATCACAAAGGAAACAGTAAAAGAAGTTGTGACAGAAAAGTTAAATGCTGGCTTGTCACAGCAAGAGATTGAGGATGAGTTTAAGCTAGCATTAAAGCAAAAGACAATAAGTGTGGATATTTATTGTGAGGCTATGGAGGTTATTTATGCAATATGAAGTAAATGAGTGCTGCGGTTGTGCTGCACCTGGATATCCTTGCATTGGAGATAGTTGTGGGCTACGACATGCACCCCGTTTTCGATGCGACTGGTGTGGTGTTGACGATTTGACGGAAAGCGAAATAAACGATTATGAGGGTGAGGACCTATGTGACACTTGCTACGATAAAGTAATGGAGGAGGAAGAAGAAAATGAAATGTCCTAAATGTGATAACAGACTAAAGGTTATTGATACTAGACATAACCTGGAAGATAATGAAACATATAGACGATTGAGATGCTATGATTGTGGATCAGAGTTTTACAGTGGGGAGTTTGAGATTGATTTTAAATCTATTGAGAATGTGTGGAAAACCTTGGAGAGAACAAGATTGAAAATGAGGGATAAGAGAGATGATAAGAGAAAAAGCAATTGAGTATTTTAAATTCCATCGCAAAATATTTTGTGAGGATCATTTAAAAATTTGTCCTAAAGATTCTATTGCATACCAGGCCACACTTAAAGAAAAAGAGTTTTATGATATGGCAATCAAAGCACTAGAGCAAACAAGCCCTTGTGATTTATGCCAATACAACCCACCTGGTAGTGGTGATGGCAAACCATGCAGCATGTGTCCTGCGTGTAATGGAGGTGATGAAGAATGAATAAAGAAGAGGCAATAAAACAGTTAAAAATGGATAGAGATTTACCTATAAAAGAGGATGATAAAAAAGCACTTGATATGGCAGCCAAGGCCCTAGAGCAAGAGAAATATTATAAAGACCTTGCTCAAAGTTACGAAAAAACTATTGTTAAGTTAACAGAGGCGATTGCAGAAAGACAACCTTGTGAGGATTGCGTAAGTAGAAAAGAAGTAATGGATATGACAGGTCTATATGCTGATTGGTTTGAATCAAGCGATAGCTACAATGATTTCGTTGCCGAGTTATACAAGCTCCCATCCATAACACCAAAAGGTGTAACTGTAACAGACTTTGCTGACAGATGCAGAGAATGTGGGGCAAGGTACGGTAAACAGTTAAAGAAGTTAGAGCGGATAAAAGAACGTTATAACGAAGAACGGGGGATACTATTAAATAGCAGCTTGGAGTATACAGCAAATAACATTCTGGATATTATTGATTACATTATTCATGGAGATTGAAATGGAGGCAGAAGAATGAAATTGAAAAACAAGATATTTTTCTATAAAGGTTTACTAATTGAGATTTGTGAAACACTTGCATCAATTTGTCAGTATTTAGAATACGATGCAAGAAGAATGAGTAATCCAATGGGGCAACATATGAGAAGTCATTTCAATGAGCTTAAGGATTATTCTTTGGAATTAAGAGAAGAACAGGCAAAGAAGTTGAGGAGGACGAAAAATGAATGAAGAAGAACTCTTTCTTGAATGGCTGAAAATAAACCACATGGATGATATTGACCCGTCAGAGTATGACTATTGGCGAGAATCTGAACAGTTCCAAGTATATTTGTTGGTCTATTATTTCAATGAACTTGGTATTTCTTTAGCAGAATCGGTGCGAACTTTTGTCAATCAGATTGCCACCGCAGGAAGAAAATTTTTGGAAAGCCTTAATGATATCGGGGAGTTGCCTAGACCACCTGTGGAAATTAAGAAAGAGATAAAACACGAGAAGAACCCTATGAGGTTAAAACAACTTAATAGAGAGTTGAATGATTCGTATAAGGTGTACAGAAAGAAAAGTAAAGGAGCAGATAGATGATAGCAATTAAAGATATGGAAATGCCAAAGTGTTGTTTTCAATGTGATTTTTATTCTAATGAGTATGGATGCAAATTAAAGTTCACAGATGAATGTAACCCCTCTGTTGAAAAACCAGATGATTGTCCACTGGTAGAAATCGTTACTTGTAAGGATTGTAAGTATTTTGTAGATGAAGATGGACATGGATATTATTGCAAAAAAAGTGACACCGAAAGGATTCCAACGTGTGCTGATTTCTATTGTATTCATGGAGAAAGGAGAGAGTAAATGGCAGAGTATATTGAGAGAGAAAAACTAATTGTTAATTTAATAGAAAGTGCATGCCACCATGTTAATAATTCAAGAGAAGAAAGCTTGTTATATAGAGATAGAAACATAGTAAGAGAACAACCAACCGCAGATGTAGTAGAGCGAGAGAAGATTGATAAGGCGATTGAGGAAATAAAGCAAACGTTATATGTTGATTCTTTGATTTTTGGAGAACTAATTGACTTTCAAAATGGAAAAATTAGTGCTGATGATGTGATTGAGGAATTTAACAGAGTGACTAGAAAAGAAGTTTTAGAAATTATCAAAAGAAATATAGGAGAGTAAATTATGAATAAAGAAGAACTTATAAGAAATCTTAAATACACAGAGAGAAAACACAGAAATGATACAGTAGACACTTTCGATACAGATATTTCAATGATGTGTTCTGATGTGTTGAGAGTGCTGGAAAACTGTATTGAGATTACAGAGGGGGCAACCAACGGAGATATGATAATGGCTATGTTCCCAGATGCTCAAATCGAAATTCTTGACAATGTAGTATGTACAAATATAGATAATGTATCTTGGTTTAGTTTAGATTGGTGGAACGCACCATATAAGAAAGAGGTAGATGATATGACAGATATTGAAAAAGTCCTGGATGAATTAAAACAATCCTTTAAAGCGGATAAAAATTGTATTTGGTTTTTGAGTGGGTGTTGGGTTGGAATGGTAATAGGCAGTGTTTGTGTTTACTTTTTTGGGTAAGCTGCAGAAAGTGAGGAAATTGAATAATGGTAAAGGTAGATAGAGAATTACAGGCAAAGGTGGTTAATGAGTATGGTTCTGATATACAGTCAACAATCTGTATGGAAGAATGTGCAGAACTTATCCAGGCTATTTCTAAAATGAAAAGAGGTAATGATAATAGAGATAACCTTATTGAAGAAATGGCTGATGTACTTATTGTATTATCACAATTAAGAGTTATTTATGGTGTTACTGATGATGACATCGTCGAGTGGTTAGATGGCAAGCAGGATAGACAGAGACGACTTTTATCTGGAGGTAAAGCTGATGAAATTGAAACTGATACGTATTAAGGCTGGACTTACACAGAAAGAATTGGCTAAAAAATCGGGTGTTAACTTTAGAATGATTCAGCACTATGAACAGGGTGACAAGGATCTAAAAAAAGCTGCTGCCGAGACAGTTGTTAAGTTGGCTAGAGCATTAGATTGTAATATTACAGACCTAATTTAGCAAGTCAACATCAAGTCAAGATGTATTAAAAAAGTCAAGATGCCCCATCGGATCTTGACTTTTTCTTTTGTCGTTTTACACAATTATAATGATTTTGTGGTTAAACTTTTGTACACACTTATAATGTTTTTGTGGTCAAAAGTCAACATCAAGTCAACATCTTCCCTTGGATCTTGACTTGGCTCAAACCCTTGATTTTACTGGGTTTTTTAATTAAAAAGTCAAGATTCAACATCTTTTTCATTTTTAGAAATAGGGGGGTTCATTTACACTACCTTGATGATGTCGAACCCCCTATATAATAAATATAATATATACATCTTGAATCTTGACTTTTTAGGGATTTAATACTTTAATATATTAAAATTGTACACAATGTTTTTTATGTGATAAAATAAGACCATATAGGAGGTGTAAAAACATGGCAAGACCTAGAAAAGAAATTGACCAAAATGAATTTGAAAAGTTATGTGCATTACAATGTACACAAGAAGAAATTTGTGCCTGGTTTGATGTAACCGATAAGACTTTGACGGGCTGGTGCAAGAGGACCTACCACAAAAGTTTCTCCGAGATATTCGCTATAAAAAGAGAGCGAGGGAAAGTTAGCTTGAGGAGACGGCAGTTTAAGCTGGCAGAGAAAAACGCATCTATGGCCATCTTCCTTGGCAAGAATTATCTGAACCAGTCAGACAAGGTTGTCTATGAGAATCACGATGCAATTGACAGACTTGATGATATTTTAGAGGGAGTTAGAGCTAATGCAACTAACATTGAGCCAAAAGCAGAATGAGTATATACTAAATGCAAGCCACAGATGGAATCTGAAAGTTGGTGCAGTTCGTAGTGGTAAATCATTCGTGGATGTGGCTTATGTTGTGCCTAGCAGAATCAGAGCCGTTGCAGGCTTACCAGGACTTAATGTAATACTTGGTGTGTCGAGAGATACAATAGAACGAAATGTATTGCAGCCAATGAGAGAAATATATACAGATGAGCTGATAGGCAATATAAATAGTTCAACTAACATTGCAAAGATTTGTGGTGAGCCAGTGTACTGTATCGGTGCGGAAAAGGCATCACAGGTTGCAAAAATCCAAGGATCAAGTATAAAATATTGTTATGGTGATGAGGTGGCCAAGTGGAAGAGTGAAGTATTTGACATGCTTAAATCTCGACTTGATAAGCCTTATAGTTGTTTTGATGGTTCGCTGAACCCAGAGAATCCTAACCATTGGTTAAAGGAATTTCTTGACCAAGACAACCTAGACAAGTATATTCAGCATTACACGATAGACGACAATCCGTTTTTGCCTCCAGACTATGTGGAGAACATCAAGAAGGAGTATGCTGGCACAGTTTATTATGACAGATACATACTTGGTGAGTGGGCATTGGCAGAGGGCCTTATTTATCCCATGTATCAAGATGCTTTGGTTAAAGAGCTACCAGAGGGTAAAGCAAAAGAACATGTAATATCCATGGACTATGGTACAATGAATGCATTTGCTGCAATTCAATGGACTAACATTGACGATATATGGTATGGCCACAAAAACTACTATTACAGCGGTCGTGATACTGGAGTGCAAAAGACCGACAATGAATACCTGGAGGCTATTGAGGACCATTTTAGCGATTTGATAAATGCTTATAGGCAAGGTGCTAAAGAGGCAATCAGCATGGGTGGATATCCACCACCGAAAATCAAAGTCATTATTGATCCAAGTGCAGCATCTTTTATTGCTTTGCTAAAAAAGACCGACTGGGCAAAGGTTCAGACGGCTGACAACAATGTGCTAGATGGTATTCGAGAGACTGCGAGTGCTATGCACCAGGGCAAGCTAAAGATTGTAGACAATAGTGAGATGAAGTCATGGAAAAAAGAGGCAGGTGGCTATATCTGGGATGAGAAATCAGTTGAGGATAAGCCAGTTAAGGTAGACGACCACGACATGGATGCCACAAGATATTTTGTTAAAACTATGAGACTTGTTAAAGTCAAGAGTAAATATACACCAATTTTCAATTAGGAGGATGAGATGCTAACATATCAAGATTTATTAGAAGTTGGCGAAAATGAAACAGAAAGAATGGCTTTTGTCAGAAATGCAATCAATCGACATAAGTCAGAGGACCTATACCAGACGGCCGTTACAGCCTGGGAGTATTACAAGCACAGAAATGTGACTATCGTCAATTTCCAAAAGGTGCTATACACAGTCACAGGTAAAACCGTACCCGACAACATATCGGCCAATTACAAGATGGCTAGTAAGTTTTTCAACCGATTTGTCACACAAGAGAACCAGTATTTGCTTGGCAATGGTGCTACTTGGGAGAATGATGATACTGCTAACAAGGTGGGAGATAATTTTGACAATCAGCTGCAAAAGGCTGGAAAATATGCCCTAATCGGTGGTGTGTCTTTTGGTTTTTGGAATTTAGACCATCTCGAAGTGTTCAAAGTGACCGAGTTTGTGCCACTATTTGATGAAGATAATGGATCATTAAGAGCTGGAGTGAGATTTTGGCAGATAGATGCTGATAAACCACTCAAGGCCACACTCTATGAAGAGGATGGATACACAGAATACATGTGGAGCAAGCGAGACGATGGCGAAGAAAATGGCGAAGTAGTCGAAGAGAAAAGAGCATACAAGCAGATTGTTAGAAATAGTGCTGCTGATGGTGAAGAGGTAGTGGATGGACAGAATTATCCTGGATTCCCTATTGTGCCGTTGTGGGGCAACGATTCCCATCAATCAGAGCTGGTAGGGTTGAGAGAACAGATTGACTGCTATGACCTTATTAAGAGTGGATTTGCCAATACTGTTGATGAGGCATCACTTATCTACTGGACATTGAACAATGCAGGTGGCATGGATGATGTGGATTTGACACAGTTCATTGAGAGAATTAAGACAGTACACGCAGCCACCACAGAAGATGGGGTACAAGCCCAGCCACATACAATTGAGGCACCATATGCAAGTCGCGAGGCATTGCTTGACAGATTGAGAGCCGACATGTATGAGGATGCAATGGCACTAGACATCCGAAGTATCGTAGGTGGGGCTAACACTGCTACACAGATTAAGGCTAGTTATGAGCCACTGGATGATAAATGCGATGATTATGAGTTTGAGATTAAGCAGTTTGTCCAGAGAGTGCTTGAGATAGCGGAAATAGATGACAAGGCCACATTTACAAGAAGTCAGATTGTCAATGTTGCAGAAGATATTGCGGTTGTATTGCAATCAGCCCAGTATTTACCAGAGGACTATGTAACAAAGAAGATTTTGACATTGTTGGGTGATGGAGACCAGGCTGAAACAATCCTAGAGCAGATGGCTGCTGACGAAATGACTAGGATGATGAGTGGAAATGAGGACCTGTTGAATGAATAAAGAGGATCAAGAGTTAAAAAAACTAGAGAAAAGGCTTGCTAGAGAATATCGGCAAGCCTATTCTGATATAGCAAAAAAATGCGATGAGTATTTTGCTAAATTTGAAGAGCAAGACAAAAAAATGAAAGCCACATTGTCACATGATGACTATATCAAGTGGAGACAAAGCAAGATGCTGACTGGCAAAAGGTGGACGGCTTTAAGAGATAGCTTGGCCAATGACTACACCAACGTCAACAAGATTGCTACAAAGATTATTCGTGAACATTCAGCTGATACAATGGCCGAGAGCATCAATCATGGCACTTATGAGATTGAGAAAATTAGTGGAATTGATACCAATTTTACGATTTATAATCGAGATTCGGTTTACAACATCATTGAGAATGATCCAGACTTGCTACCAGTCAACCTAAATATTCCAAAGGATTTACGATGGAATAAAAGCAAAGTCAATTCAGCTATCACACAAGGCATCTTACAAGGTAAGCCTATTAAGGAAGTGGCTAAAAACCTTGAGGGTGTCACCGATATGAATAAAAATGCTGCTATTCGCAATGCAAGGACTATGAATACCTATGCGAGAAATGTTGGTAGGCTTAAATCATACGAGAGAGCTGACAAGCTGGGAGTTAAGACAAGAAAAATGTGGCTTGCCACCCTTGATGGTAGGACCCGACACAGCCATAGAATGATGGATAGAGAGATTGTAGAACTGGATGAGGCATTTTCCAATGGTTTGATGGAACCAGGCGACCCAGATGGGGCAGGTGGTGAGATATACAATTGTCGTTGTAGAATGATAGGAGTGCCACAAGGGGTAAATCCTAACATTTTTACTGATGACAGAGCCAGTGCTTACCTAGATGACAATGGTATGGACTATAAGAAGTGGAAAACGGCTAGAGAGCCAAAGCCAAAAACACAACCTAATGTGGATAGTGAATCCAGAATACACAATACTATTGCTGATTCGTATGAATACCACAGGACCGCAAATGGACTAAATGCGACACCTTATAGCGAACTAGGAAGAGACTTTTTTGATGTAAAACTTACAAAAATGGATGAGGATCTTAAAAGTACAATTTCAAATCAGTTTGAGAGTTTATGTTCGAGATATGATACAACAGTGCAGAGTATTAGACCAATGGATAAAATGGAGTACGTTTCTCACATAAATTCATTTGCGACAACTTATCATAACTATGATGTGGATACATCAACGATAATGTATAACCCAGCTAAAATAACAGATATTGACAGAGTAAAAGAGCTAGTTAAAAATGGTTTTGCCACTCAAATTGATCCTAACATGGCTGATAAATATGTCATAACACATGAATTTGCACATACATTGATTGATATGGGTTCAGAATTGGATAACAAACGCAATTTCTTGGGTGCAGATTATGACAAAATAAAAAATGTTAGAAGAGAAATAAATGGTGTTTATGATAGATATATCGCAGAAATAGGCAGCCTTGAAAAAACTCAAAAAGAGGTAGAACTAGAGGCACTTACAACTATGAATGAGGACACCTGGAAAAGAGCAAGCGAGTTGTCACAGCAATTACAAGAAAAATCACTGGGTAAATACTCTATGACTAATAGTGATGAGTTTATGGCCGAGTGCTTTACACACGCAGAGCTAGGTGGTGAACAAAATGATTATGTTGATGAGATAATGAGCATATTAAATAAGCATTTTGGGAGGTAAATATTATGGTTGACATGCCGTATTTTATGACTAACGATGACTGGTACTATTTTGATTTTGAGCATAAGAAATATATGCTTGCTGATAAAGCACCACAAAAAGCCATAGATTCTTATAAGCAGTATTATAAGGAGGTATATCATGGCAGCACTATTTGAGTTTAAATCACATAAAGCAGAAGTTGAAAAAGCCACAAACCAAGCCATAGCACAGATGCTGGAGGCATGGGGTGAAGTTGCCCAAGGGTTTGCTAGTGCTAATTGCCCAGTTGATACGGGTAATTTGTCACAATCCATCGACTATTCCCACGATGACGATACAATGTATGTGGGTACAAATGTTGAGTATGCAGAGTTTGTGGAAATGAACGACCAGGCACATCACGATGTGGGCAAGGCACACTATTTGAGGGATAGTGTGGCTACACACCTGGATGTATACCGAAACATTGCGAGTACATATCTCAAAGATGGTATTGAATTTTAGCGATTATTTGCGTATAATCAAGATAGCGGAAATCAAATGGCAAAGCACTGCCACCAAAGAAAAGGAGATTTAAACTATGGCACTAACACGCAAATTTTTAACTGCCCTAGGAATTGAGGCAGACAAGATTGATGAAATCATCACAGCACATTCAGAGACAGTGGATGCTCTCAAGGAACAGAGAGACCAGTACAAGGCCGATGCTGAAAAGGTTGGAACACTCACAGAAGAGTGTAATAAGCTCAAGGAGCAGGTCAAGAACGACAAGACAGAAGTCTATAAGGCTGAACTTGACAAGGTCAAGGAAGATTTCAAGCAGTATAAGGCTGATGTCGAGGGTAAGGAAGTTAAGGCTAACAAGGCCAAGGCTTACAAGGAGCTGCTCAAAGAAGTCGGTGTATCTGAAAAGAGATTCGATGCAATCTTGAAACTAACAGATTTATCCAAGATTGAGTTTGATGATGAGAACAAGGTCAAGGATGCTGACAAGGTTAAGGATAGCATCAAGTCAGAGTGGGGTGATTTTATTTCAACCACAAACACAAAGGGTGCTGATACAAAGAACCCACCATCAAATACTGGCGGTGGAGCAAAGACAAAGGAAGAGATAATGGCGATTAAAGATTCAGCAGAGAGACAAGCAGCCATTATCGAAAACCATGAATTATTCGGTATTTAGGAGGAAAAAGAAACATGGCAGGAGTAACAAAAGTTGAGGACATCACAGTTACAGCTCGTGAGGTCGATTTTGTAACAAGATTCGGTAGAAACTGGAAAGCATTGCAGGACATTTTAGGTATTACAAGACCTATTAAGAAAACACCTGGTACAACATTGAAGTCTTATGTGGCATCAGTTACATTGGAAGATGGAGACGTTGCAGAGGGAGCTGTTATCCCTTACTCAAAGGCCACAGTTACAGAGGCTTACAAAGAGGATCTTACAATTGAGAAGTATGCAAAGGCAGTTTCAATTGAGGCAGTTAACAAGTATGGTGCTGCAGTCGCTGTTGAAAAGACAGATGATGCTTTCCTTACACAGTTGCAGAACAATGTAATGAATCGTTTTTACACATTCTTACAGACAGGTACATTAACAGGCACAGAGGCTACATTCCAGATGGCTATTGCAATGGCTATTGGTAAGATTAAGAACAAGTTTGAGACAATGGATAAGGATATTACAGATATCGCTGTATTCGTTAACACACTTGATGCTTACCAGTATCTTGGAGCAGCCGACCTTACAGTACAGAATCAGTTTGGTATGGACTACATCGAGAATTTCCTTGGTGCAAAGAAGATGTTTTTATCAAGCAAGATTCCAGCTGGTAAGGTTATCGCAACACCAGTTGAGAATATCGACCTTTACTATGTAGACCCAGGCGACAGCGACTTTGCTAAACTTGGATTGAATTACACAGTTGAGGGTGAGACAAACCTTATTGGATTCCATGCAAACGGCAACTATTCAACAGCCGTTGGTGAATCATTCGCACTTATGGGTATGACATTGTGGGCAGAGTACCTTGATGGTGTAGCCGTAATCACAGTCGGCGGAACAAACCAGGGTGGAGAGAACACAGGAGCATAAGAGATATGTACAAGGTAATTAAATACTTTACTGACTTACAGGATGGTCATAATGCCTATAACGTGGGTGACATTTACCCACGTGAGGGCTTAAACCCTAGTGAAGAGAGAATCGCAGAGTTAAGTGGTTCTGACAATAAGCAGGGTGTACCACTTATCAAGGAAGTAAAGCAGCAGAGAAAAAAGGGTAATAAGTAAATGTTAGATTTAATTTGTAATGAGCTGAACAACTATTTTGAGACAAGTAAATATTTTGGCACATTCGACATTAGAAATGGGGCTATTGATTTGTCGCAATTAGTTGAAAATGGCGACTTGCAAGATGGTCAATATTTCAGAATTGTAGGGTCTATCTTTAATGATGGGGTCTATCAATATCCAGCCGAGGGGCTGCAAGATGAATCATTCAGCAATGGTTCTGTGTGGCCTATGGCTGTACCCAAAGAAGTTGTAGATTTATCCACCGAAATTGCATCCTGGATGGAGAAAAACAGTGATATTTTAAACAGTCCATTCCAGTCAGAGAGTTTCGGTGGGTATTCTTATAGCAAGAAGTCAAGTGGATCAGTAGAGGGTGGAGTTACTTGGCAGAGCCAATATGCTACACGATTAAATCAATGGAGGAAAACACGATGTCGCTATTAGATGATTATATGTACGATTGTGTCATTCTTAATGAGGCCACAGTTGACGATGGTTATGGTGGATATGTGACAGAGTGGTCAGAGGGTGCTACATTTAAGGCAGCGATTGACTTAAATACAAGCATGCAAGCCCGTATTGGTGAAAAACAAGGTGTTACAGCCTTATATACCATTACCACATCCAAGAGTTTAGTGCTGACTTATCATAAGGTGATTAAACGACTATCTGATGGTAAGATATTCAGAGTGACAAGTGATGGCACAGACAAGCATACACCAAAGACTGCTACCCTTGATATGAGACAAGTATCAGCAGAAGAGTGGGAGTTACCAGTAAATGAATAAAGAGCAAGCTATACATAGTTTTTGGTCAAGTTATGGTATTCCAGCATATGATGAGGCAACAGTGCCAAACAATGCCAAGATGCCATATATAACATATTCAGTTGCTACGGGTAGTATGGATGACACAATAGGTCTAACTGCTACCATATGGTATAGAGCAACCACTTGGAAAGACATCACCGAAAAGGTGGAAGAGATTGCTGCTGATGTGGGTCTTGGCGGAAAGCTAATCAAGATTGACAATGGGTATGCGTGGTTACGGAGAGGTTCAACTTTTTCTCAACGCATACAATCACCCGATGATATGGTGAGAGCCTATTATTTACAGATAATGGCTGAATTTTTAACAGAAAATTAGGAGGAAGATGAGATGGGAAGATATACAGTCATTCCAGAAAATACATTCGATGCGTTGCAGCTTGATGCTGGTGTTATCTTAAAGCAGTTTAACATTGAGCAGGCGGCCGCAGGTCAGCTAGGGTTTACTGATGCTGACATCTTATGTGCTACTACTGGTGGTGTAAATCCAACATGTACACCTACATATTCAGACTTTTTTGAAGATGTAGACAATGCCCCAGTCAATATGATGGAGGGTAAGCACCTGGATGGATGGGAGTGTAAGATGTCTACTACTGCACTTGGTACAAGCCCAGAGTTAATTCAGATGCAGTTGGGTGCTGCTGATATCGTGGATGGAACAAAGATTGTTCCTAGACGTGACTTAAAGCAGACAGACTTTAAGGATTTATGGTGGGTAGGTGATAAGGCTAATGGTGGTTTTGTTGCTATTCAGTTGAAAAATGCACTTTCAACAGGTGGTTTTGCTATTCAGACCACAAAGAACGGCAAGGGTACATTAGCACTTGAGATTACTGGTCATCAGTCATTGCAGAATCAGAATGAAGTACCTATGGTATTCTATTCGATTGATGCAGAGGAAGAGACACCTGGAGAGAATACTGGAGCATAGTGTAGGAGGATCAAAACTATGAAATTATCGGAGATTAAAGGCGAAGAGGCACTCGATGTATTAGCAGATTTAATTGAGCCAGTGGCTATGATGATGACAGATGATGAAATCCAAAAGATTTATCAGAGCCAGCCAAAGCTAAATCTTGTAAAGTACATCATTAAGAATCACAAATCAGAATTGATTGAGATTTTGGCTATCCTGGAGAGAAAAGATCCAAAGGAATATGCCAAGGAAGTGACAATCTTGAGTCTACCGAAGAAATTGTTAGAACTACTAAATGATGAAGATTTAGTATCGGTTTTTCAATCGCAAGTACAGAGCATGGGCGAGACCTCTTCTGGACTTGCTATGGTGAATACCGAGGTCGAAGAGAATTAAGACCTTTTATGCGATACGTTATAGCACGTCATAACAACGAAATGCGTGATATGACGTATCGCATTTTTATTTCTGATGAGTTATTCTATCTCAACAATAATGTGGTGCAATTGACGGGTGGCACA